ACTTGTAGCACCACCAGTAATAGCACCAGTAAGTTCACCAGCAAGTCTTCCATATCCTGCTTGTTCAGTTACACCTCCAAGAAATTCAGCACCAGCGCCAGCACCAAATGCACCAGTGATAGCGCCTACACGGCCAGGAGCAAACAGACTAGCGCCTCTTAAAGGAACAGGTAACGCAACAGAAGGAACTGCTCTCATACCGCCGCCAACTGCTCTTTGTACCATTGACTCAGGCTGCACTGCTGGTTCAAAACCAAAGGCAGGTTGTCCCTTAAATACAAGTTCTTTTTCTGTTTCTGATACACGACCAAGAAGCATAGCCAAATCGCTAAAACCAAGTTTTAATTGGTTAGCAAGATAGTCACCAAAGTCTTGACGTACTCCAGTCGGTTGCGGTAACGGTGTCGGTACAAACCTTCCTGTTGCTGGTCCTATTTCTGGAACTGGTTTGAGGTCTTTGAAAAACTCTTCATCGATCTCACCCATCACACTTTTTGCCATGTTATTCCTCTATTAGTTGACCGCCACGAACAATATATTTTTTACCGCCTCTTTCCCACTTAGATCCTTCAGTATACTTTGATTCTTGTCCAGCAGGGATGGGTCTTCCTTGTTTAGGTAGTCCTTTAGAAATTCCAAAGGCTTCTTCAAAAGACGGAAAGAGTCTCATTGCTTGTTTTTCATCTTTTACAGCGGCTCTGAATGGACGAACTTTTCTTTCATATTCATCTTTATTTCGTTCCAATAAAACTTTTAGAACTGCATCACGATCTTGTTTTGTAGTTTGAGTTGTTTTTCCTTCTAAGAATGAAACAACACTATTTGCAATCCTAGTATCAAGAGCACCTGTATTAGCCAATGCTTGAATTTCTGTTGCTGCTTTTTGAGCATCTCCAAATACAGAAGCAACTTCTTGTTTAAATGCCGCACCAGCAAAGGGACTATTCTGTGCATTAAGATCTAATGATCTATTTATAGCACTTGTCCGTGTTCCAATTTCTTTAGTTGCTGCTTGACCTTGTTTAATTAAATCTGCTTCTTGTGGCACACTAAGTGTAATATTTGGGCCACCACCTTCTCTAATTTTACCGCTAAACGGAACATAATTACCAACAGCATCAATAGTAAATTGCCTACCGCCTTTAAGAAACACATTCTGACCTTCTTCTGATACACCAACTTTTGTAGGTTCCTTTGGTTCCCTCTCACGCATAGCCGCTGCCAATGAAGCAGTTCCAGCAGCCTGTGCTTGAAATGTTTTAGCACTTACTAAGCCAGCCTCTTGAGATGATCTTGCTGCTTCTTGCCGTAGTGCCAACGCCATTCCACTAAACTGTGGTAATTGATTTAAGTTATTTGCAAGTTGCACAAGTCCTTCAGGAGTGCTTAGATCAGCCTGCTGTTGCGTCTGCTGAATAATACTGTTCAGCGCCTGCTGCGGTGTTTGTTGACCAAAGGCACCAGCAATGTTCTGCTGTAAAGAACCGCCAGTACGGCCAATTAGCCCAGAAAACGCTTGCAACGGATCAGACGCTGCAGGCTGTGGAGTCTGCATACTTAGGCCAAATAAAGATTGCATCACATTTGCCATATCTATTCCTTAGAAGAAAATACCGTAGTCTTGATAGCCGTATTGTGGACCAGTTCCTTGACCAAGAGGTGTTGTCGGGGTTCTTCCACCAAATAACTGACCAAGAGTTAAGTTACCAAGTACATTGCCTTGTTGTGTCGGAAGACCAAACAATCCTCTAGTAGCACCACCAGCGCCTGCTAGAGCCTCGCCTCTGGCTTGTAATCCCAACTGCTCATAAGGCGATCTAAGGCGTAGCCCCTGTAAGGCTGATTCAGCCCCTAGGAGAGCATTACGACTAGCAATTGCTCTCTCCTGCTGTCCAAGATTAGAAGCGGCTGTAAGAGCCTCTAAAGCCTGCCTATCAATTGCCTGAGCACCGCCTACTAATCCTTGACCAAGTGCTTGTTGCCGGAGTGCTTCTTGAGTGCCCAACTGCTGCGCTTGCAATGCCTGCTGTGCACGAGCAGTCTCTTGTGCGGATAAGAGCGATTCAAACAGCGGATTTACAGTCCTGACACCACCAACAGTAGGCAGATTCTGACCAAATCCAGTCAAGCCACGTTGTTGCAGGCCAGCCAACAGTGCTTCTTGCTCACGAGCACGGCCAGGAGCAGCCAAGGCTTCGGCACGTTGGAACAGAGATTCAGCAGCCTGTGTTGGGCTAACTGCTCCAAATGCTTGTCCTGCCAAGCCAATTTGCTGTTGACGCAAGGCTTGCATTTCTGGAGAAGTTACCGCTGTAGCCTCTCCCGGCCTTACAGTGCCTACGCCAGCGCCTGTGGTAACAGTATAAGGTGTAAACGGAATAGCACCTTGTCGGCCAATTGCGGCTGCTTCAGCACCAAGTTCACGACCAAGGCCAGTAGCCTCACGCTGAAGTGCAGCCAACTGTGCAAAATCTATGCCAGCGCCTAAAACACCGCCAATGTTCATATTACCAAGACCAGATAACAAACCACCAGCAGTTTGAGCAAGACTACTCAAAGAAGGCGTTGTTGTAGTTGCAGGTGTAGTGGGGGTTGTTGTAGGAGTTGCAACAGTGCCAGCACCACCTGTGCCTAACAGACCAGAAGCAGCAGCACCTAATCCACCTGCACCAGCCAAAGTTGCTCCAGCAAGATTAGCGGCAGTTCCGGGAGAGAAGCCAGCAGAAATTAAAGACTGAGTTAAAGAATCAACACTAGGAACAGCAGTACCAAAACCGCCAGTATTAACAGGAGGTGTAACACCAGCAGTTAGACCACCAGTAGCCTGATTAGCCAACTGTGTGCTTAAATCAATTCCTTGGAATCCTGCAGTTCCTGTCGGAGCACCAAACAACCCTCCAGGAGTTGTTGGACTAATTGGAGTTACAGTTGTGGGGCCTCCGGGAGCAATTGGAGTTGTTCCTGCCAATGCTCCGCCAACTTGATCTGCTGCGGCACCAAATCCTTCAATTCCAGAAATGTTTCCTGCAACTTGATTGGTATTAGGCACGTTAAACTGAGTTCTGAAGTCCCCAAGGCCAACAGAATCCATAATATCGCCCAACACGCCGCTATTACCTAAGTAAGAACCACCACCAACTAAAGCAGCGGCAATAACTCCTTTTTCTACATCGCCAGTAATAGCACCAGTAGATAAGCCTGCAATTGCTGCATTACCAATTGCTGCTTGAGCAACACCGCTTAATGATGGTGCTAAAAAAGATCCGATAGCAGAGCCAAGACCAGGAAAGAAAGCATTAAGAGCAAAAGGAGCAATCATTCCAATTGCTTGTTTAATTATATTTCCACTACTTGTTGTTTGGAATGCTTGAATACTAGGATTGCTAATTTTTAATTCATCTGTTGTTGGATCAAGAGTATATTCAATACCAACATTGTAACGAGTCTTTGCTTCTCCGTACAGAGGTCTTCCAATATCAGCAATATATTTATTCGGCTGACCAGTGGGTCTTAATGGAATTGGTGCACCGCCAGGACCGTTAACAGACAAACCACCTTCAGAATCTCTAATAATATCGCCAGCACTAGCGCCGATATAAGGAGCAACAAGTGCACCAAGTTTACCTAATTGATCTGATTCAGAACCAGTGCCTAATTGACCGCCGTACTTAGGAACACGAGTTGCAGCAAAAGTAGCAAATTCATATCCGGATCTGTTATTATCAACATACTCTTTAATAGTAGGTCTGTTTGGATCTCTAGTTGCCTCGTCCATCAGCAAAGGATTGCCAAAGTAACGTGACAGTGTATTATACTGATCCATTGTCAGATTTTGTGATTCAAAAGCGGCACGAACATCAGCAGGTAAGACCTGTTCAGGTGTTTTTACTGCGCCAGTGGGCGCTGCTGTTTGTACTGGTGCTTGCTGTGTTGGAGCAGTTCCGGTCATCATCCCAGATACTAAAGGAGCGCCAGCGGCTTCAGCACGCTGCGTAACCTGTGCTACAGGAACGCCAGTGGCTTCTGATAGGGTCTGAGCAGATACACCATATTGGTTAGCCAATGATGCAATTTGTGCATCAGTAAGGCCAGGGTTTGCTTGAAGAAACGCCGTTACTTCTTGTGCTGTAAGAGCCATTTTAGTATGTGCCTCCGCCGATGGTGCCGTTCAAAGCCGTGCTGATCGTCAAAGTAGCAATTGTCACTGTACCAGTAAAGGTAGGACTGGCAGTATCTGCCTTCGTTGCAACAGCAGTAGCGATGTTATCAAACTCAGTGTTAATCTCTGTTCCACGAACAATCTTGTTAGTGTCACCACTAGGAAGACTATCCTTAGATGCAAAGTTAGTAGTTTTGGTGTAATTAGACATCTTAAATTGTCCTTCCTGTTACGGCATAAATGTCAAGTTTTTGTATAGACACAGGTTTACCATTGATTAAAGCATCAACGCCAATCTGAATTACGTTACCACCACCAGACAACTGCTTCTTAATGTTATCAATAAATACAGTTGCTGAGTATTCACTAATGTTATACTGTGCTACACCATATTCAGCAACACTAGCAGCAGCAGTAGTAAACTGCAGTGTTTTGTAGTTAGTCTGATAGTCAAAGCCCCACTTCAGATCAAAGGTAGTAGCAGAGCCACCAACAACAGTGATACCAATCTTCTTTAGGATCTTGGTAATAGATGGGCTACCAAAGTCCAGATACGGAGTAAAGTATGAAAATGTATAACCAGTTCCGTTATCTTGATAGCCAGTGTACTGTGCTATGCCATTAGGCTTACCAAATAAGAGCCTATTGTTTTGTGTAAACACTGCACATTTAGGATCAATGTTGTTCCACAGCGTTGCTCTAGCAGAGCCATCTTGTAAGAACTGACGCACATCAAAGCAATAAGTGTACTTACTTGTTGGCATAATGAGCAGATAAAAAGCATCAGTTTCTGCGTACACAGATCTAATCTTTGTCATGTCTTCGCCAGCAATGTAACTAATCAACTGGTCACGGACATTACGGCTGATGTCACGCACAGGAGCAGACTTCTCCTGAATGGTTCTGGCTAGACTACGGACACCGCTGTCGCTAAGGAATAGCAGATCAGTGCCAATCTTTTGCACAGAGTCACGAGCAATACAGCCAACACCTACGATGACATCTTGCAGAGCAATGTTGCTGATGTTGTCTGCGTTATTATAAATTACGATGTTGTTTCTGCAAAACACAATCAGGAAGTTATTGTGTGCAGTGATAGCAACGATTCTGTCCTCACCAGGCACAACCTTCTCTAGATTAAGTACACCAGAGCCAGATCCAGTAAAGTCAGACGGATCTAATAATACACTGTAGTATACAGTAAGTTTGTCGTTGTTGCCAGTGTTGGCAAGCCACATCCGACCAAAGGCACCTAATGCACAACTTGGAGTAAAAGTAGTAACAGTGAAGCCAGTTGGTACGTTGCCAACATCACCAAGACGCTGAAAGCCAAAAGAACCCGTATGAACATGAGAACCCCCACCACCGCCACCACTAGGCATTTTGTGGTACATCAGTGCAGGATGTCCTTTTTGAACCATCACAGCATGAGCAGAAGCATTAGAGCCGCTGCTATACTGTGCAGGAGCAAACTGCCAATCGTTATCAGTAATTGTGTAGGTCTGATTACCAGTGTTTGTGCTATTTCTAACAAACACCTCTGTCATGGTGGTTTCACCAGTAAAGAGTTTGTTGTTGCCAGCACTGATAATAGTGTAGGTGTCATCGTGATTATCAAACTCTACTACCATCTCAGGTGCCGATGATGTGCCACCAGAGGTAGTAGTGTATGACCATCCTTTACGAGCACTAATACGACCAGACTTATCAATAACAGAATTATATGCAGTTAATGCAAACTGCACACCCATATCAACGCCGGAATCTTGGGTATTAAGCCCAAAGAAGCCTGGCGATGTTATGCTGGTAAACTGTAATGGTTTATTATTGAAGGCCATTATACCCAGTACCAAGTTTGTTCATCAGGTCTGCGTGCGGCTTCGATAGCAATGTGATCTGCCAAAGACTGTTTAGCAACAGCGTATTGGCTGCTGACATTGACACCACCGTCCTCACCACGCTCTTCAATGGCCTTTGCCCATGCTAAAGCAACGATGGGACTCTTAGGCAGTTTAGTAACATCAGTGCTACCAGTAAGTTCATTCTCAGGCTTAAACACATCAAACCGCAGTGTCTCAATAGCACTTGGTTTAGGATAGACATCGATGATGATGTCACCGCTAGAGTCTACACCGTTTACGTTATAATACTCTGGACTTGCTGATAGCGGCTGTGGATTAAGGATAAGATTCTGAGTAAACCACGCTGTAGGTCTATACTCCATGAACCAGTCACGAGTATCATTAGCGACCTGCAGAATACGAGAGCGAGTGCCAGCACCAGTTAAAGAATAACTGTATGTATTTACAACAGTAGAGATGCTATAGGTTGTTTTTAAGCACTCCCAATCCCAAGAATCTTCTACTTCACGTTTAGCATCATTGACTAACTTGCCAATCAATGCGCTGTATTCATTTTCAGTAACGCTGGCTACGCTAGGCTCTCTTAGCCTTACGAGCACATCGTTGACTAGGTTTAAGTATGTAGTAGACATTTAGCAGTCCCATTTTCTTAGTGCTAGTGCTTTCCTTGTTGGCCTACCTTTTTCATCCTTCATCGGTCCTTTGACACCAGACATACGAGCACAGAAGGACTTACGTCTTGCTGCCGCTTTAGGCGACTTTGATGCTTGTTTTGCCGATACTGGTGGCTTTAGGTTAGCACCTTCTTTATTTTTAAAGTATGCTCTACCTTTGGCATTTAAGCCGCCTTCAGGATTCTGATAGACTTTCTTGACCATTATTTCTTCGCAGTCTTTTTGGCTTCTCTAAATGCTTTAGCAGTGGGGGCGCCTTTGGTGCCAGGTTTACGCATCTTCTCGCCACTACCTTCTTTAATGCGTTTGCGTTTGGCTTGGATATTAGCGTAGAGTCCCGGTTTCATCGGCCACGACCAGTCTTCTTCATCATCATTGGCTTTTTGGACATACCAGCCTGTGACATGGCTATCGCAACTGCTTGCTTACGTGACTTCACCACTGGACCGCCTTTGCCGCTATGAAGAGTACCTGCTTTGTACTCGCTCATAACTTTACCAACCTTCTCTGCTTTACCTTTTTTAGTTGTCGGCTTTTTCATTTTGTTTACCTTTCTTTAACCAAGACTGCACAGTTTTAGTTTCATAGATACGAAAACATGACCACACAATAGAAAAGATGGCTGCTAGAGCAGGCAACACCTGTGCTAGGGTGCCGATAACAGTCATTATTGAAACGGCATCAGTAACGTGTTTGATGCCTTCAGTGGCTTCTGTAGTCATTTATTACTCCGTAACCACAAGTTTCCAGGACACTGTTGCTTCATCCCATGAATACATCTTCGGCGGCTCGCCAGTACCAGCATCAGCAGGCATATCTACCGG